AGGACCGAGTTCTCCTCGGCTGGGTGTCTGTCCAAGCTGACAGAGACTTGTGGCTGGATGAGCGAGAGTACAGCACCGACGGCGGTAAAACGTGGCTCCCGTGTGGAGTGGTGGAGGAGGCCAAGCCATGAGCGACACACCAAGGACGGATGCGAAGCGTGGTTTTCATGATTTGGACACCGCCGTTGATGCTGAGTTTTCTGAACAACTCGAACGCGAACTGAACGCCTCCAACGACCGCATCAAGCGGCTGGAGGAGGCAGGGGACAATATGGTTACGGAAGAGGACGTATTTATTCGTCTCAAAATCTGGACCAAAGCCAAGGAGGCCAAGCTGTGAGTGATACGCTGCGAACAGATACGCTTCTAATTATACATGACATGGATCCTGAACCAAAAGTTCTTATCAACCATGCGCGTGCCTTGGAGCGGGCGCTGAACAATGCTGACGCTAAGATCAAGCGGTTGGGGGAGGCGGGGGACAGAATGCGACTGTATTGCGCTGATCCTGATGACTGCTTCGCTTGGGATAGGGCTAAGGAAACCAAACAATGAACACCCCACCAGACCTGTCAGTCGCGTTCGTTTACAAGCACAGAATGACCAGCGAGGTGCTTGTGGTGGACATCGACCGCGCACGCGAACTCGACGCAGCCAGACCATACTGGCAGCACGTTTCAACGGTAAACCCAATCATCATCCTGCAACTCATCGTCAAAGCGAAGGGTCGAGCTAGGACCAAGATCATTAAAGAACTAAGCGAGAAACCATGAAACCCAAAAAGAAGAACACAGTAATCACCATCGACTCAGCACTCCACGAAGAGTTCCGCAGATACTGCGAACAGAACGGAGTCAAGATCGGCTTTCTCGCTGCCCAAGCGTTGCGAAAGCTGCTGGATGAAAAGCGTGGGACGACGCAAGTACCACACTCCTCATCGGCGGCTAACGCTTGACAGCGAAGCCTCCCGTGTGGGCGGCACAATCCCCTTCGCTCGCTATGAAGCAGTGGGCGGAGGGGCAAATTTCCTAAAACTATGAATCTGAGAGACTACCAAAAGAACGCAGTAGAGTGGGCCAAAACTAGCGACGGCCTGATCATCGCACCGGCTGGCAGTGGCAAGACATGGATTGCCGCGAGCATCATCAAGCATTACGCAACGCTGAATCCAGAGTGGACGTTTGGCTGGACAGCACCCACTAGGGAAACCTGCCAGCAAGCTAGAGTGTCTCTTCGCGTTGCTGGTGTGCCTGAAAGCGTCGTCGATATCCGATGTCCGCATGAGTCAGTGGACTTCAGTAAGAAGCAGCTTCTCGTAATCGACGAAGCAAAGCATAGCCCTGCTCGCGTTCTGAAAGGCATCATCGAGTCGTGTAACGGCATGCGTTATGGCTTCGATGCCACGCCCTGGTGCGATGATCCAGAGCGTAATGCGGTGACGCGAACGCTCTTCCGCAATCGCACCTACGAAATCAAGCGCAGCGACATCGGCGATTCATTGGCCGACGCTTACCTTCAACTCTCCGACGCTACCGACCTGAACCTGAAGCAGAAGATCGACGACAACATCGACCGCTTGTTCCAAGCAAGACGGCGGTATATGCGGATAAGTGATGACGAATTAAAACGCATGTGCGCTTGGGAATCCTTGGTGGACATTGGCATCTGCCAGAATGATGCGCGCAATCAGTACGCCATCGACTACGCGATAGAACACCTCGACATGCAGACTCTCATCCTTATACCGCGCATCACGCTGGGCGAGGAATACGAAGCCGCGATTCCACGTTCGCTCCTCGTCCATTCGAAGATCGGCAAGAAGCAGCGCAAGGCGGCGATGGAGGAGTTCAAGGTCGGAAACCTACGAACCATGATTGCCACATCATTGGCCGACGAAGGACTTGATCTACCGAACGTGGAACTGCTGATCATGGTCAGCGGCGGCAGGTCATCGCAGAAGACGATCCAGCGAGCGAGCCGCGCATTGCGGAAAACAGATTCCAAAAACTGTGCGACAATTCTGGACTTTTCTGACAGGTTCCATCCCATCGGTGCATACCACGCGAAGAAGCGAATGGAATGCTACCGCCAACTAGGTTGCGTATTTTTACAATGAGTGCATCAACGACATCAAACGAAACAGCCACGCCTACGGAGAACGTAGTTTATCTCATCGGAGAACTACGAGGCATCAGCCGCCAAACGGAAACCAAGAGTGGAGCATTGATGGTACGACGTGTTATCTCAATCGCTCGCCATTGGACCGACAATGATGGCCGATTCCACGAAGAATACGATGATTTCGAGTTGTCGAGCTGGGGACAGGTGGCTGAGAAGATAATAGAAATCGGCAATGGCGCGTTGGTTCGCGTCAAAGGCCGAGTGAAGGTCGAGAAATGGAATGAAGGTGGCGACACGAAAAGTGCGGTTCGAATCGCTGCCGAACAAATAACGGTTCTGTGTTACTGATTTATGAAGACCTGCTCAAAGTGCAATGCAGAAAAGCAAATTGAAGCCTTCTCTCTCAACAAGAGGAGAAAAGACGGAAGGCAAGATTGGTGCAAGGTGTGCGTTTCAAATAGATTTTTTGAAAACCGAGATTTGATTTTGCAGAAATCTGCTGATTACCGACAAAAAAACAGGGAAAAACTTCGGCAGTATCAGTCTGTTTACAACGCGGTTCACGCATCAAAAATTAGAGAGCATTCACGAGACAGACGCTCAAAAATAAAACTCGATCCTATTAAATTCCAAAGATTTAAGGATCAGACAAGAATGGGATGCAAACTTTCAAAACTTAAGCATGCAGACCGAGAGCTTGCTAGGATTGCTGTTAAGAAGGCCATTAAGGCTGGAGAAATTGTAAGGCCGGAATACTGCTCGGCGTGTGGGGTTCATTGTAAACCAGAGGCACATCACGACAGTTACGAGCAGGGACAGTGGCTCTCGGTTAGATTTTTGTGCAGAAAATGCCACAACATTCACCATCGGAAATATCCAGAAACAAAAACTGAGAACAAACTGAAAACAGCATGAAAACAATAATTGCGGTAGACCCAGGGGTTGGAGGCGGCTTTGCGGTTCACACAAGGGACGGAATTCTCCTGTTCCCGATGCCAGATTCGGTGCCTGACATGCACCAGCTTTTACTTGGATTCAAAGTTACTGAGTCCCAATTGTGGATTGAGAAAGTTCCCAAGTTCGTGAGCAAGCTGACTCCTGCTGCAAGCGTTGCCACGCTACATGAGAACTACGGAATTATCCAAGGGTTGGCCTACGCTCAAGGTTATGCGCTTCACCGCGTAGAACCGAAAATCTGGCAAGATCCGCTTGGACTTGGAGGACGTAAATCATGTGGAACAGGACCAGAATGGAAACGCAAACTTCGAAGCAAGGCGCAGGAATTGTACCCCCATCTGGACGTAACCCTGAAGAACTGCGACGCGCTTCTGATCCTTCACTATGCCCTAGGAGGTGGCAGATGATCCGCAGATCGAGCCGTCCTCCCTCATCGGACGAAATCAGACAGCTCCTCATCGCCGCATTCTGCGCTGGCATGGTCATCACCGCCGCATACTTCATTCTCTTCGTCGTCAAATGAGCGAGCCTACCAAACCTCTCGCAGAGGAAACCGACATCGAAACCCTGCGCCATGCCATTGAGGAATACCAATGGTTGGCCAAGGTTCTCTTCAAATCTCTCGGATGCGGATGCAACGCAGGACATGACCTGTGCTGGAACTGCACCCAAGCTGAGCGACACTACAAACACACAATCGAGATATACAAATGAGCATGAACAAAGTAACGACAGTCCGAGTGGCAGACGCAGACGAATCGACCCCAAGGATCGACTTCGCCTACATCGACCGAAAGTACAAGGAATGGCTGATCCGCCGTGGATTCGCCAACGAAATCGGAACCGAAATGGGAATGCGCCGAGCAGGCGGACGACGCGGCAAACGAATCGAACCCGATGAAATCTGAAATCACGCGACAACAGTTGTTGAAGGAGGCCCCTCAGTTGATCGAGTATGCACTTCTTCGCGGTTGGATGAGCAGGCCGAAGCCCCAGCAAAACGTGGATGGAGTCTGGCATTCGAGCGGTTCAGGCCATCTCGACGATGCAACCGAAGATGAGATACAAGAACTTAGGAAACAGCTCGGTGCAGGTTGAACTCCTCTCCGACGACGTAGAGATACGAATCGGAGAAACCAAGTGGTCTGGAGTTGTCTACATGCGGGAAGGCAAACGAAAGCTCTACGTTCGAACAAAGGCTGAATTCAATGCCAAGTTCGCGCTGATAGATGCGAAGCCCTAGCCATTACATCGCAGCACAAGAGCAGCTCTTTGCGAAGTTCAAGTCTCGCTCCATACCCATCCAACAGTGGAGCAAGTACCTGATGACTCCCAAAGAGCTGGCTCTCCTTTTTCAGAAGCTGGAGAAATCAAATTCTGTTCTTCAAGACATCGCCAAGACTGACCTTGGCAGGTCCGGGGAACTCGCGAGAAAACAACTTGGAATCGAATGAGCAATTCAAATATCGACCGTGCGCGAGCATGGCTTCGCAACACCCCCGGTGCCATCAGCGGCCAGGGCGGTCATAACACAACCTTCGCAGTAGCTACCGCTCTAGTGCATGGCTTCGAGCTATCGCATGGCGAAGCCGAAACGCTCCTGCATGAGTACAACGCGAAATGTCTCCCACCGTGGAAGCCGAACGACTTGGTTCATAAGCTAAACGAGGCGTTTAGAGTTTCTCACGACAAGCCGAAAGGTTGGCTTCTCTCAGCGCAGAGCGGAACGCCCGTATCAACGACCGGAAAGTTCATCGTTCAGAAGATCCAAGCAATTCCGCAACCGGAATGCCGATTTACAACCATCGACTTTCTCAAAGCCTGCTTCGAGCCGGACGAAGTTGTCTGCATCTGCAACGACATCATCTGCGACGAGGAGGGTAAGGGTAGGCCAGCGTCCAAAGGTACGTTCCTCAAGCGCGACGAATGGATTGAGAAGCATTTCACGCCGCCCATAAGTTCCATGTGGAACGGTCCTGATAGCCGTGGCGCGTATGTCCGAGTGAATCCGTGTCTCGATGAAACCGGATCGGACTCTGGCGTGTCAGCATTCCGCCATGTGCTGGTCGAGATGGACGAGAAGACCAAGGATGAGCAATGGACGATCCTGAAGGATTCGAAGCTGCCGCTATCCGTCGTCATCGATTCCGGTGGCAAGAGTCTGCACGGCTGGGTGCGCGTTGAGGCGGCGAACAAGGAGGAATGGGGCGAGCGTCGCGATGTTGTTTATCGCCATCTGGAGGCTCTCGGCATCGATCCGAAGAACAAGAACGCGAGCAGGTTCTCTCGTCTTGCCGGTGTGATGCGCGATGGCAAGGAGCAGAGGCTTGTCGCCATCAATGTGGGCGTCGTGAACTGGGATGCGTTCACGGACTATCTGGAGTCCCAGGACATGCCTCAGGAGTTCCCGCTCCAGAGCATCATCGATTATGATCCTGAGAACGACCCTGACAACCTGATCGGCGACAGATGGATTCGACGCGGCTCATCGATGCTCTTTGTCGGTCAGAGCGGATGCGGTAAAAGCTCGATGGCGTTCTATCAAGGACTCAGGTGGGCCATAGGTTCGGATTGGTTCGGATGTCAGCCGGTACGACCGCTCAAGGTGGCCTACGTCCAAGCTGAAAATGATATCGCCGATCAGCACGATGCGCTGAAAGGAGCCGCGCAGATGGTCTTCGGAAGCGATTGGCGGAACGGATTGCGCCGTGCGGGCATGCTCTTCTTCCGCGAGGCAGTTCGAACCGGCGCGGAGTTCACGACCATGCTGCGTCGTCTTATCCGCAAGACGAAGGTGGATATCGTCTACATCGACCCTTTGCTCTCCTACATCGGCGGCAATCCATCGGACATCGAGGTCTGCGCGAACTTCACGCGGCACTTGCTTCAGCCGATTATGATGGAGACAGGAGTCGTCATCGTGCTGGTTCATCACTTCCCCAAGCCGAAGGGTAAGGACGACAAACCGGAGAGCGTGGCAGATATGGCCTACTCAGGATTCGGCTCGTCTGACCTGACCAACTGGGCGAGAGAGGTGATTGTGCTGAAGGAGGTTGGATTCAATCAGCCGCGACGCTTCATGCTTGGAATGGCGAAGCGCGGAGACAGGTCAGGATTGAAGGATAAGAACGGAAACAAAACCGGCTCCATCGTTATTCAACGAGGAGTCGGAACGATATCCTGGGACTACGCTCCACCTGAGCAGTTCGTAGTCGATAAGGCGGCGGCAACGACAAAGAAGCCGTGGGGCGGACGACCTAGGGGGCGTTAGCTTTCCTTCTCACGCTCAGCGCGGCGACGACCTTTCGCAGCGAGCGATTGGAACTTCGCCTTGCCGAGCTTTTTGCGGCCAATGTACGCCGCCAAAGCGCGAGACTCTCTCACACCCTTCTTCTCAAGCTCGCCGATGAGCTTCTCGTAACGTCCGCCACCACCAAGTTTCATCTTGTCCATATCAGTTAGAATGAGTTGTTACCGAAGAAATTACCACGCTTTGCACGACCAATACTTAGGCGTCGTCTTGTCCTTAGCCTCCGCGCAATTATGCCGCGCGCGGAAGTTCTTACGACGCTCAGGATTGTCGCGTTTAATCTCCATGTTCGGATCGCCGAAGCGAACCTTGATGACGTTGCCGCTGTCGTTCTTAACGTAGACAGCACTCTTCTTCCGCTCTCCCGGCGTGTAGAACGGCTTGTTGAGCGTCACCTTCTTGCCTTGGTAGCGATTACCTTTCTTCTTGGAGAAGGAGGTTTTCATTCAGAAATTAGTTACCTTCCAAAAAGGTTGGATAAAGATTGTTTGAATGGAGTTAAAACAGGTTCAGCTTCCTCTTGGTTCAGCATCAACCTGTCTCGTTCAATGTTGAGGATGCGAGGCCACAGCCTTTCAATCTTATCGATCTGAGCCTTGGTTGCTGAATCAAGAGGCTTTGAAACAATGTCGAGGTATTCAGGAGTTTTAAGAATCCTCCCAATAGCAGCGTCAACAGCTTCTTTCATCCCCTTTTCCATCGTTTTGTAAACACCGTATCCACCAAGCCCAACACCAGCTCCAACAAGACCTTTGTAGGTTCCGTATCCAATTCCGTATCCAACACCAGTCGCAAGTGCTGGAGCGATGAATCGACTGAAAACGCTGGGTTTTCCAAGGTCTGATACTTGTTCCAACTGGTTGGCAACCGTGTTTATTCGCTTGACCCCATCTTCTCCAAGCAGTCTTTGGGTTGCTTCGTAATACTTACCTTGAGCCTCCTTATTCCCAACGAGAGAGGAAATCTTTTTGGTGTCGATCTTTGATCCGTCAAACGACTCGGAGATGATTCTACCGATCAACATGTTTTGAGCATCGTTGATAAGCTCAGGCTTGTTCTTACCAACAACCTCCATGAATCTTTTCACCCGATAATCAGACGAAAGACCAGACCCCTTTGCTGGCGCAAGGAAGTCGATCAGATTTGAAGGTGTGAAGTTTTCGAGTTGGCCACCGGGTTGCATGGCCTTTTTGACGACATCGTAAAACTTGTCCCGCGCTGCACTTGTGCTTTCAACGGCTCGTTCAAGTGCTTTGTACAGTGGAACCCCTTCTTCCGTGGCAAGTTCTCGAACCACTTCGTCCAACTTAAATGTGTCCAATGCGTCGCCGCGAGCAGCACCGGCTTCGTTTACACGGGCTTGAATTTTTCCAAGCGATTCAATAATTCTATTTTCACGCTCGATAACATTTGATGCCCTCAACTTTGAAATTTTATCAGTAATTACATCGGTGCGCGAAGTTAGCTGATTCAATTTTTCCTGTGCGCCAGCAATTCCTGAGTCAACTTGATTTTGAAGCTCCTTGATATTTGAGTCAATTGACTTCTTTTCGACTTCAAGCGCAGCTCTCTGGCCGATCAAAGAACGATACTTGGTTGCAACATCATTGATTTCAGAAAGGTCTGGAAACAACTCATTCACCACCTCTTTTTGAATCCCAGTAGCATACCCGCCCTTTCCTTTTGCAAGAGAATCAAGGAATTGATTCGGGTTTTCACCTTTGATTTGAGTGTAAACAAAGGCTCTAAGATTCGGTTCAATCTCCCCATACCTGTTTCCAAGCATGTTCTTAAGAAGCCGCAGATTCTGCGCGCCATTTGCGCCGGAAATCGTGGAAACAATCCCCGGCATTCCACCAGCCTCACCAGCTTCTCTTAAAACTTTGTCAGCAAAAAATCCTTTGAACCTAGAGATTCCGGTGCTGTAAAATTTGTTTTCAGCCTCAAGAAGATTTTTTAGATTAGGACTGTCTGCCAACGCTTCATTAAGCTGATTGTTGATTTTATCCAGCCGCTCAAAAACAGAATAGTCAGCTTTCTGGACAGCCTTGTTAAAATCAATTTCCTTGAGAATTTTTGAGCGTTCTTCTCTGAGTTGGTTTGCGGTTTTTACCACTTCAACTTCTTTACCATCAGGTCCAATTTCAGTTGTGGTTATTTTTACCTCATCAAGTTTTGGCTCAAGTTTTCCATAGCCCTCTTTGCTCTGTTTCTTAAAAGCCTCAAGCTCTTCACGGGCAACCTGTTGAACTTGCTGGCCAAGTTCCTCGCGGGAGATTCCAGCGGCAGGGCCATAGCCAGGAAGTGCGCCAGCCTCTATGTCCTGAATGCGCTGATTTATCTGCGAAATCTCACCGTCAATCCGGGTGCGCTCGGCAGAGCCGCTTGGAAGTGAATCTCTTTTAGCCTTCAACCCTGTGATTTGATCGATTAGCGGTTGAGAATCAGTGCTGTATCGACCTTCGTAAATACGAGCAAGATCAGTCAGCCTCTTGTTACGAGTCGCAAGTCTCGAATCTACAGCATTCTGAACCCTATCCAAAAGCGTTTCAGATTGGTCTACAAACCTGTCAACCGCATCAGCAGAAATCTTGTCTGCGTTCTGAACGTAATTTCCAAGCTGAGTCTTGATTGAGCTGGAGATTTCATCAGCAGGAAGACCAGACGAAACACCTCTCGCAAGAGATTTCGAAACAATGTCTGAAATATTTTTCCTGAACTCATCAGGTCTAAGGCCAGAGTTTGGAGAATACAGAAGCCTAGCAATTTCATCAGCCGATTGAGCGGCCAGTCCGCCAGCCCCTTGACGATCAAACTCCCTCAGAACTTCCTGCTTTCTGTCCTGAATGAACTGCTGTGTAAAGGGCCGCTCAAACTCTGCTGCCGCTTGCCGAGCATACCGTTTAGCACGTTCAAATTTTCCAACGGAATTCAACGGTCCAACCAACTCTTCAGCCTGAACGCCTCTAGCCCTACCCAATGCTCCAGCAGTTCTAAATCCAATGCTGGCAGATGGAGTCAAAATGCCAGCTAGTCCCGTTGAAAGAAGAACATCCGAAAGGTCAGTGCCTTCATCGAAAGCAGCTTCTAATCCAGCCTGTGCAGCAGCGGTTCCAACCGAAGAACCTGTTTCGAGAGCGAATTGAGCCAACTTGCTTGCACGTTGGCCAACCGGAACTCCTGGGACAGCCCCAGCCATCATTTCACCAAATCTGTAAGGTTCTGGAGAAATGGTTTGAGATAATGCTTGGCTTCCAAGTCCAACGCCGCTTTCAAAAAGAAGCCCTGTTCCAAGGCCCATTCCAGCAGCAGCAGGTGCAGCTAGAAGCGGGGGAATCATTGCGGCACCAAGCGCAGCACCTCTCCGCATTCCGCGAGATTCTGCGGCACCACCTCTTGTAAACTCGCCAGACGGCTGAAGCCTTCCACCCTCAAACGGAGCAAGCATTCCGGTCGGTTCGGCCATCTGCCCCATCGTCCCAACAAAGCTCTCCATTTTTCCGACATTGCCAGCATCCTGCACAGCCTTATTCAACTGAGCGGTCGATCCAACAGCGACAGCGGCTTGAGCTTCAGGAAGCGCAGCAACCATCCCCTGCTCCTCGCGACGCCGCATCTCGGCAATCGTGGCGGGAGGTTGAGGTGAAGGTTCAGCAGCGGATCCACGCAAAGCAGAAAGAACGTCCGCCTCAGTTGGCTCGGTGGCAGAATCAAGGACAACGCGCTTGCGAACACCGTTGTCGTTAACCGTTACAGCAAATTTTGGCATAATGTATTACGGGATAACTTCAACGGACTCGATCTTAATTCCACCTCCACCACCAACCGGAGCCGACGGTGCAACCTGACGCTGCCGACCGAACGGCGTGAGCGGCAGCTTGTACTTCACGACAAGCTCGTTGGCCAACTTCACTTGCTCTGGTGAAATTTTACGCTTTGTCTTAAAGTCATCAATCGTACTCCACAAGTTTTCCGCAGAAAATTTAGCAAAGTTGTTAACATCGTTGACAAAGTTTTTGCTCCTAATGTCGCCGATGGCCGCTTTCAATCGAACCGTTTCAGGCTGTGTGACAGCTTTACCAGAAGTGGCAAAAGCCTCTTCGTTGAATACTGTATTAAATCTTTGAAGAAGCTCGTACGCGTCTTTCTCTTCGTCAGTTTTTGATTCTTTTAACCTCCGAGAAATGTCTCCAAGTTTACCGTCAATAATACCAACGTAGTTTTGAATTTTTCCTTTTCCGTACGTTTGCTCAAACTTGTTCAACTCATCAACAAGTCTCGACGAACCTCTTGCAGTATTTTGATCGCCACGAATTTGACGGGCATCTTCCCCTTCAGGCCATTTCCAGTCGCTCTGCATGACACTGTTCTTGATCCTTGAAGCAGTGCGACCATCCGCAGGACCAAACAACTCTTGCCAATCATCAACAGCATCATTTGCAATGGTCATTTTCATGCTGTCAGAAGGGTTGATTCGACCTGCTCGACGAGCCTCAACATTAACGCGAGCAGTCTTGATTCGTTCCTGAAGAGGGATTGTTTTATCCAACAGAAAAACCTCTTCGGACATTTCTGTTCCGAGGTCTTTGATAGCTTTCCTCTCCTCCATGTCCTTTCTGACAACAGAAAGATTTGTCCTGTAAACATCTTCGTTAACTTGTCCAGTCTGAGGGTCAAAAACGTCAATTCCTCGATTCTGCATCTCGGAAATCATTTCAGCTCTAGTCTTTTCGAACTGTTCGCGAGCCTTGATGATTTTTGCTCGCGGAGAATACTGCTGAAGACCCTGATAGACTCTATTCGCCTCCTGATTAAAAACCTTTGACCTGAAGCGAGGAAGCGCAGGCATTGGAGACTTCAACTCAGGATCGTTGAAATAGGTTCCAACTTCCTCGTTGAACTTTTGGAACGTGTCGTACTCCGCAGCTTGAGCCTCCTGCTCCGCCAACGCCTGAGCATAAGCGTTCGACTGGATCTTGTTCTGAAGATCGAACTGCCGCTGACGCATTACCTGTTCAGCAGCGTTCATCTGCATCTGCTCCATCATACGAGCCTGCGTCTGTGCGCGGTCGAACAGCGATGCGCCTAGCTGAAATGCTTGAAGAGATTGGTCGGCCATAAGATTAGCGTCCGTAGATTGAAGAGCCGTACTCTGGGAACAAGCTCGTTGAAGTCGGCCCTAGCTCGGAAGTGTTCGTGGCGGGAATCGCGTAAAGCTCAGGATCATTCATCGGATTGTACGAAGGCGACGGCCCACGTTGGCCAGCCATCAACCCCTGATACATCCCATACTGCGACAGCGCGCCACCAACAGTCCCTCCAAAGTTCGTGAACGCAGTCTGAGCCGCCTGCTGCATCGGAGAAGGAGCGGCAGCAACCTGAGCGGCAGTCAAGTCACGACCGTACATTCTGGCCTGCTGTTCCTGAATCGCCCCAATACGCTGCGCTGGCGTGATGAACATGCTGCTCACCGAGAACGGCTGAACCATGCCGAACGCTCTCTGCTGCTGGATGAAGTTCTGCGCCTGAGCAAGACCTTGATTCTGAATCTGCATGCCGGTCAGACCTAAATCGCGAGCGGTCAGCGCACGGCCAAATCCAGATCCTGCGCCGAATCCACCAGACAAAGCGCGTCCAGCGGTAGAACGCTGAACCTGAGCGGAAACTTCAGGCGAGATTTCGCCGCGAAGAGAAGCGGCAATGTTCTGCCCAGCCTGAGAAACAAGCTGGTCATAACCAGGAATCGCACGACGAAGCTGTGTCTCAAGCTGAGACTGTTCAGCGGCGGTCGTCTTTCTGGCCAACTCGGTAGCAGGCTCAAGCGACGCGATGTTCTGCTGAATCGCCTGCTGCTGCTCCTTGGCGAAATCAATCGGCTTCAGCTCAGGAACCTTCGGCTTCTTTCCACCGAACAGCCCACCAAACAAACTTCCAAGGCCGGAGATTGCCGCTCCGCCCAAAATTGCCGTTCCCGGGTCGATCATAAATTATCCTTTTGGTTCAGAACCATTGCGAGAATCCACCGCCATTTAATCCTACACCGACCATGCGTATCGTCGCGACAGCATCGCCTAGGTACTGCATCGTCTGCTCCTGCACAGCTTGAACCGCTTTAGCTTCGTAGGCCACTGCTTCCTGAATCAAATCGTTCTCCTCCTTGCGAATCGCCATGACCATCAGCTTGATGGCATCAGGACACGGAGGAATGAGGTAGTCGTTAACGCTCGTCGCGTTGATATGGCGCATCTTTGCCATGACCGTCACCGGCTTATCCTCGTCGTTGTGGCAGCGGTCGGTCAGTAGGCTCCGACGGTACTGCGGCAAAGTTTCATCAGGGTCGTAAACTGCCAGATCGAGTTCGGACAACGCAGTCGCATCGTACTCGTACAAACGGCTCGCGGTGTTCGTCGCCTCGCGAATTACTCCGGTAAGCTGAGTAAATTTCTTGGTGGACTGAACGTAGGGCAAAGCGAGCGTCAGCTTCTCTCCGTCAATCCATGCGCCACCGGACTGCGTTCGAATCCACTGACCGTTCTGATCGACTCCTTGCAGGGTGATGGTCTTGCCGACATCCGAAGCGTCACCAGGGTAGACTCGAATGTAGCTGTTAAGGCCACCAGACATGTCGCGGTAAGAGACGACAGTGCCACGGTCAATAAGCTGCTTGCCGACGCAAGCTTCTCCTGAGTTGAGCAGTCCATAGCCGGTTTCCTGAAACTCGAACCATTGATTGCGAACCGTTCCGACTCCGCAGCAATCGGCTACAGCTTCGATGGTTTCGATCTGACGCGGCCAAGTGATGCATCCGCCGACCGTATGAATCGTGAATCGCCCATACGCACCAGCCCACAACCCCTTGTGCAGAAGCCTTCGACACGCTTGATTGATGTAGTCGTAAACGCGCTGATCATCGACACATACGCCGATGACCCGAGCGATAGTTGAGCGAATGTCCTGAACGATCAGCTTCATTTGGTGTAGTAGACTCGGGCGGTTCGCTTGATGAAGTAAACACCGTAAAACGGCGGCAGGTTGTTGTGGGCCGCTCCACCCCCAGTGGATGAAGTGGCAACATTTGCGGTGGTGCCGTACTGGACGCCATTGGCTCCGCCATTATTTGCATCCGCAGTGACAAGCGGGAAGAAATTGTGAGTGTGAGCAGGTATCTCAGGAACCGTCAGCGTGTGTTGATCCTCTCCAGCGATAGCGGTTGACGTAGTAGTTCCGCCAACCGTGACAACACCACTCGCCGCAAAAGTTCCGGCACCGACCGGGAAGCGAGCCTGAAAATTCGTATCAACCTCCCACATCGCTCCGGTGTAATTGGTAGGAGGGTTAGAAGTTCCATCGCCACCATCGTACGAAAGCAAGTCGTTGGTGGTGCCAATGAAGATCCGACGCTCGGAACTGGTTATGGAAACCGGATGCTTTCGATTCCAATACCCACCGTTAAAGACCCACCAATTACCATCTTCATCTAGCCACGGATAAACCTGATTGTTCAGCGCAGGCGTCGAAGATCCAAAGTTGAAGAACGAGTTTCCAATCGAGCTGTTGAACGTCGCCTGAGTGCCGCTGATGATATCGTTGGCCAACGTCTGGTAATTCAGCGGACAATATCCAACCGGCAGACTCGGCGGAGTAAGAGTGATGAGCGTAAGGTTTGGCATAATTGTTAGGCTATTCTGACGTATAGGTCAGCGGGTTGATATCGCAGACATCAAGCGGTGTGCAGGCAGGGAAGACCGTCCGGCACTCTCCAACACTCGACTCCTGAATGTCGTAGGCGTGAACCCGAAGACTCTTGATCCGGCAATACCCGATGATGTTCATCATAACCTGAACCTCGTAAAGATTCCGAGCGGGGGTGCTGATCGTCGCGTTGCACGGCGCATCCGATGGAGTCGGGAAACGCATCTTAGGCCGGTACTGCGGCTTGAAGTTCGTAATCGGACAAAGATCAAAGCACTGCGTAACAGTCGCGCATTCGGCGAAGTCAATCCACTCGATCCAACCGGGATACTGGTCGGGTCGATAGGTGACATTGAACGAGACATCGCCTTCCAACCTGTCGATGAACAAGTCGCCGGAATCGAGCCGCTTCAGGCCGAACGGAACCTCGAAGTTGTAGGCGCGGGTCTGCACTTGCCACTCGATTTCCTTCTTGGGAATCTCGCTCAAGTTCATGTCGAACTTCTCGGACTTGGTGATTTCCCAAATCTGAATCGAGTTGTCCGATCCGCGAGCGATTGCGAAGCAGTTGTCCCCGTAAGCGTTCTCGGTCTTGACGAGCTGCAAGATGTTCAGGCCGGTCCAGATGCCAGCCCATGCTGGAGGAGCTTTCTTCCGCATCGAGGTGACAAGCTCCATATCCAGAACAGATATGGCCTTATGAATCACACCCTCTGAATTGAAGCGAGGCTGAGAAGTCATCAGCACCCGATTGTCGAAGACGACGGCTGAACTGGCCCACAAGAGACTCGACTGATCGTTCTCAACGATGGGCGTCATCTCCCCGCTGATAGGCGTGTTGCCCCAATCACTGAACGACCGGCGAGCGATAATGAATGAGCGGATGCCGTCGATAGCTCGGTAAAAGACATCGCCATTGACTGTGATGGCCGACCGTGCGCCCAACGCACCGCTGGTCAGCAAGCTGATAGCCTGAATCGGATAGTTCAGGTTCTTCCAGACATCGCGGTCTACAGGGGCTTGGACGCTGAAAACATATCGAGGCGTGAAGACAAGAAGCGGTCCTTGACCAAGCGACGTATCTGGGTCGCCGGGGACGGCCATCGCTGTGATGCCTCCTGAATCTGACGGAACCGAAAAGTCTCCGCCTTCATTGAGGAAGGTGTTCTCGGTTTCTTTGAGAACACTGGCTCGCGTACCGTCTCCATAAACAATGTCGGTAGCTCGGAATGAAAATCCGTTCGGAAGCGCGTACCAGATACGGCCATTGACGTAGGCCATAACTCTGCCGGTCTTAATCTCGTCGTCCTTAGCTCGGCGCAGGCTTGTCCCGTTGAAGATCAGCGGCTTGCTAAACCCGTCCTGAATGACGACGAAGTTCTCCGCCTGAACCATCCAGCCATCGAGCAGGTTGGAAGGATTCTCTAGGTCGGGAGAGGTTGTGAGGTTCTGAGCGTTATTTTGAGCGCAGTTGTAAAGCCACACTTTACCACTGATCATCAGCAGGATGAACGTGCGCCCATCGTCTGAGATATAGGGTAGAGCGCATTGGAACGTGCCGGTTAGACCCTGAGGACCGTAGCACTCCTCCGACCAACCATCCGCCGTCACGTTCGTTTGGTCAGCGGTAATCTCGGCGTTATCAGCGGTGACTGTGACACAGAGGTCGTAGTCCTTCTGAATAAAACCGGGGCGAGGCGATATGAAACCCTCGCGGAAGTTGGCATTGACGGCGAACGCAACCTGATTCTTGTCCACCTCAGAAGGCATCACGCCAGCATCAATGCCACCATCGAAGGTGACAGATCCGTCCGTGTACCTGCGTGGTGCGCGTTCGCTCATGGTTTAAGCCTGAATCCGCTGGATGGAGAAGGAAGAGTTAGCTCCGACTGTTCCGCCAGATCCAAAAGACGTAACAACAAGCTCGTAATAATCACCGGCAACAGCTTGATCTATGTATTGAAGAAAAAACGGCCCAATCGCAACCGGAGAAATTGTTGCCGTTTCGCTTAATGGAAGAAGAGTTGTTGATCCGTTTTTTCTAATTGAAGCGTTGGCATAACTTCCAGCAGCAGGTGTAAAAATAAACAAAGCGTCTAACCTGTAGTATCCAGCGTAAGGAACAACAAACCTTCCGTTTACAGAATTAAATCCAGAGGCAGTATCAATTCCGGTATAGTTTGTACTTGGATAATTTGTACTGCTAAAAATGTTTTGATTTACAGGTGATGGGTTAACAAATGGAAGCGTTCCAGAATCAACCCTGCGCGTAAACGTGACGTAGCTAAACGCAGGTCCAGCCGTCGATGCGATTGAAATGGTTCCAGCTCCCGGCGTAATCGTAATGCCAGACCCTTGAGTCAAGCTGGCCACCGTGTATCCGGTTCCATTGCCGATCAGAATCTGACCATTAGACGGAACGGTCGTAACATTCGTCCCACCCTTGGCAATCGGCAACGTACCGCTGATGTCGCCAACCGGCACCGTCGCAGCCGTCGAGACGACGCCAGCACCGCCAGATCCGGCGGTCTTCATGTAACCGGCGGCAAGCGAATCGAGGGCAGTCTCGTTCGTTAGAGTTCCATCTGCTGTTCGGCAAATGTAGGAAGCTCCAATCGGCGCACCGCCAGAAACACCCGCAGCACCCGTAGGACCAATCGCTCCAGCTAGCGTGATGAGCGAACCGGGAGGAATCAGCGTAGTCGGAATCGCATTGGCAATGCCGAGAACACCGGGAGCAGGGTTTTGAAGCGTTAGCTGCAAGCCGTCAACCGACAGAACCTGCATGTACCCAAGACCCTGAATCGAAACGAAGAACTGTCCGGCGACTGATTCGGGCAGAAACTCGGTATTATCGACGAAAACAAGAACGCTCGAACCAAGCGCAGGAACAAAAAACGCAGCCGTTGTGTAGGTGAACGAATCAATTCCGTTCGTGCCATTGGTGCCGTTTGTACCCGCTGCTCCTTGAGGACCGGGGATATTCACGACTACCGGCTCGGAGTCGCAAGGCTGGCAACAGCCGGATGAAGAAACAAGTTGCGACGGCATATTTTTCCTTTCGCACAACCTCAAGTCCAACGACAACTAATGCAAGGCCAAACTATGGCAGAGCAAGTGTCTGAGAATCCACTGATCGACCACAAGTACGGAATACGTTCTCCCGTCAAGATTCCCGATCTTGAACTGGAGCTGTACGCTTTCCGCAACCGACTCCAACCAAACGAGGGTGGACTAGGTACTTTCGAACATTTTCAGAATGCGACGAAAATGCTCTGGCCAAAGATGAGCTGGAACCCATGGCTCGAAGCTCAAGTCGAAAGCCTCTGCGAGCATGACTACGTTGGCTGGGCGGGATGCGGAGCGAGCGGAAAGACCTTTGGCGCAACGCTTTTTGCGACGGTCTGGTGGTTGGCCAACCCTGCCAAGTCAACGGTTGTCCTGACATCGACGACCGCGAAGATGATCCGAAAGCGTATGTGGGCTAATCTTCAGGATCTTGTTCGGAAATCGCGAGGATTCCCCGGCAACATGGTCGATTCGAAGATGGCGTTACAGGCTGTCAAAGGTGACGACCGGCACTCTATTTCAGCTATCGCCGTCGCCGAAGGTAACACCTCGAAGGCGGTGGCCAACATTCAGGGTATCCATGCGGAACGCGTGATGGTCATCATCGACGAAGCGACAGATACGCCTGAAGCGGCGTTCGAGGCTTGTACAAACCTCTCCAAGGGTTGCCGCGAGTTCAAGATGCTGGTCATCGGGAATCCGGCATCAAAGTTCGATCCGCACGGCAGATTCTGCACACCGGCAAAAGGGTGGCGCAGCGTCACGATTGAAGATCAGCATTGGCTGACGGAACGCGGTATGTGCCGACGTTTCGACGGCATGAAGTCGCCGAACATCACCGAGGGGCGAACGAAGTACCCATATCTCATCACTCAAGATCAGGTCTTGTCGGCAATGCGCCATGAGGGCGAGCAGAGTCCTACGTTCTGGAAGTACACACGCGGATTCTGGAGTCCTGACGGCATGGTCAAGACAGTGCTGTCCGAGTCGCTTATCGAAACGCACACACCTACAAAAAATTTGGTGTTTACTACAAACGTCCAAATTGTTGCCGGTCTTGATCCGGGTTTTGGCGGCGATAGATGCGTCCTTCGCTTTGCCAAGGTTGGCACCGCTAACGACAAGCTGAGCATTCTCTTTCAGGACATCATCCAGATATCGCCCAACGCACAGCTCACCGAGCCGGTCCATTACCAGATAGCCAATCGAGTTAAAGAGGAATGCAACAAGCGCGGTGTTCCACCCGATAAGTTCGCTCTCGATTCAAGCGGTGAGGGTGGCGGTCTTGCGGACATTCTGACTCGCGAATGGGGTGTGGTTCATCGCGTCGAGTTCGGCGGCTCTCCATCGACCATTCCGGTCAGCGACGAGGATAGTAGGCCATGCAATGAGGCTTACGACCGCAAGGTGACGGAACTCTGGTTCTCGATGCGTAAATGGGTTGTCGAGGAACGGGTCGGCGGCATGGACATCGAGACGTTGCAGGAGTTCTGTGCGCGAATGTTCGACGATGGGAAGCGTAAGATATCCGTCGAATCGAAGACTGTGATGAAGCAAAGGACTGGTAAATCTCCTGACTTGGCCGACGCTGCTGTAGTCTTGCTTGATCTGGTGCGTAAAACCGCCTCCTTTGAACCGCGAGCAACAAAAGCTGACAAGGTATGGGAAAAGCTGGTGAGGGACGCAGACTCCATTTACTACGACGGGGACGTATGAGCGGCTACAAGATTCTCAATGAACACAATGTAATCCCTGGCGGATGGAACTACCGCGTTCCTGAAACCGGAATCGAGATACCGGCTGGTTCATTGCCACAGCTCCGCGAGTTCGTCCGAAACCATTACGCCGCCAACGCGGTAAAAGTTCCAGACAACCTCGACATCTTAATCACCGAGTATCAGTGCCGTAACGGTGCTGATTGTTCCTACGATGAAGTTGAGATTCCTAAGCCAAAAGGTTTGAAATCTCTTCAGATCGGAGACGTTATCCGCTTCAGCATGAGCCTGATTCATGGGCTGACCGTTGGCGGCGGTAAGGTGGATCAGGCGGAAGCGATTCGAAGGGCGAGCATTTGCGCCGGATGTCAGTTCAACCGGAAACCGCTTGGATGCACCGGATGTAACGCTCGCGTCCTCAAGGAAGCTGTTAGAACGCTTTCTCAACACGGAACAACGCCACTAGACGACCAGCTTCAAAGCTGTGAATTTTGTGGTTGCTTCATTAGAAGCATGGTGTGGTTTCCCATTGAAACACTCCATAAATTTACGGACGCTACAGAGAACGCAAACTTGCCAGCTCACTGCTGGAAAAAACGACCATGTACGGAAACCTAGCCCAACTGCCGCTCGAAACCATAAACGAGGAGGGTAAAGCTCCCGAAACTCGTATTGCCGACGCGGCATCGGCTCGCGAGATATTCCAAAAGCTCATCATGGCCGACGAGCTGCGGAATAGCACCCGCGCAAAGCTCCGTGGTCTTGTTGACGGCAATCCTCCGTACAATCCGGCGGAGTTGCGACGAAACAACCAAGCGTTCCGTACCAACGTCAACTTCCGCGAGTCGGAAGCATTCCTCACGTTGGCCATGTCAGCCTTCTACGATGTGTTCGCCGAGGTTCCGACCTACGCGACAATTCGTACCGCTTACGGCAATGACATGGATAAGCGGGAGGAGTGGTCGAAGATCATCACCGAGGAGTTCGACCGTCTCCAGAAGCTGGACAAGGACTTCGACTACATCATGCAGCTCTCGCAGCGTGAGATGGTCCTCATTGGAAATGGTCCGCTAATCTTCGAAGACAGCTCCAACTGGCGGTGCAAAGCCATCATGGCGACGGATCTTCTCGTCCCCGATGGCACCAAGTCCAATGTCAGCGATTGGAAGGTGGCCTGCGTCCGCACTCGTATGGGCGTGGATGATTTGTTCGAGAAGATCCAAGACGAGAAAGCTGCGACTGCTGCCGGTTGGAACGTGGACTACGTTCGCCAGCGTATCCGTGCCGCGATGCCTGAGCCGTACCGTTCCGGCGTTCAGTACGATTGGGAGTTCTTCCAACGTCAACTCCGCTCAAACGACATCACGTTCTCCGCACGGTCAGAGGTCGTACTGATGTCCCACATCTTCTACAAGGAGTTCGATGGCCAGATCAGCCATGCCATCATCGATGAGCGGGACAGCGAGAACTTCATGTATCGGAAGCTGCGCCGTTACAAGCGGTGGGAGCAGATCATTCATCCGATGTATTACGACCGTGGTGATGGCGAGCATCACGGCGTAAAGGGTCTTGGTATCAAGATGCTTCAGGCAATGGAGCTTAAGAACCGGCTCCGCTGCTCGATGGTGGACAGCGCATTCGCTCGCACCCAGATCCTCTTCCGTCCCCTCAACCCGAACGCTCTCAGCAAAACAAGCGTCGTTCAGCAAGGACCGTATGCCATTCTCCCGCCAGACTACGAAGTCATTCAGCAGAACATTGCTGGCGTTCTGGACGCTCCTATGGCGGTCAACGCGGACCTTGAGAATGTTCTTCAGGGCAATCTCTCTCAGTATCGCCAATCGCTCAACAAACCGGCTGGCAACCCACGAACTGCGACTGAAATCCAAGCCATCGTGGCGCAGCAGTCAGCAATCGGTAAGACGCAGCTCAGCCGGTATTACAACCAGCTCGATTCCTTCTTCGAAGAGCGGTACAACCGAGCCTCCAATCCCAACCTGAACCCGATTACCAAATCGGATAAGGATGCGATTGAGTTCCAGCGTCGTTGCACTGAGCGCGGCGTTCCGGTTCAGGCGATGCTTGATATCGACTTCGTTGAAGCGACTCGCACGGTTGGCCAAGGTTCTCAGTTCGCGAAGCAGCAGCTCCTTGGCTCTCTGCTCGGACTTCTCGGTTCTTTGCCAGAGGGTGGTAAGGTTAGCCTTTTGCGCGACTACATCGCCGCTCAGGTTGGCCAACAAATGGTGGATCGTTATCTGCCAACTCAGATCCAATCTTCGCGAGTTCAAGATCAGACCGCTCTGGCTGTTCTGGAGCATTCGTCGCTGCGCCAGGGCAACATGGCCATCGTCACCGATACGCAGAACCACATCGTTCACATCGACACGCATCTTGCGGCGGCGAACGAAGCTGCTTCCTCGATCCAGCAGGGCGGCAATCCGCAGGAGATTATGCTCTTCCTGCAAGGTATTGGTCAGCACGTTCAGGATCATCTGGCTCGTCTCTCCACCGATCCTACTCGTCGTCCTCAGGTCGAAGCCTACGCGCAGCAGCTCCAGATGCTTGTCCAGACCGTTGAACAGCTTGGTCAGATGCTGGCCGAGCAGCAGCAGGCAATGGCGCAGCAACAGCAGGCGATGGCTATCCAGCAGGGAGTCGATCCTCGCACCGCCGTGATGAATGCGGAGGTTCAGGCGAAAATCGCTCGCCAGAATGCCGAGACTATGGCCAACATTCAGCGTCAGAACACGAAGGCGATGGCCGACTTGGCTCGCCGGAATGCCAAGACAACCGCTGATATTCAGCGAGCGAATGCAACTGCCGAGTCCAACTTGGCGCGTCAGGGATAAGAATTATGGGAAACGAAGAAAACATCGTTCAGTTTATCGCCGACAACTTCCCGAAGATGGGCGGCTGGTGCGACCCGAAGAAAGGTTTGGAAATTGCCAAACTTGTTCTCGAAACCAAGCCGCAGCGTATCGCCGAAGTTGGCGTCTTCGAGGGCAAGTCAACGCTCGCTCTTGCTCAAGCCTGCAAGCTGAATGGAAGCGGAACCGTTTATGCCATCGACTCTTGGAAGAAAGAGGACTGCATCGACGACGAGACGAGTGCTAATCAGGACTGGTGGGCGACACTCGATCTGGACAAGCATTACGAATCGTTCGTTGGTCATTGCGTCCGAGCGCAGGTTGTGAAGCAGATTCAGTTCTGCCGCATGTCGTCATGGGATGCGTCGCGATTCCTGCCTGACATGGACATGGTTCACATCGACGCCAATCACGCCGAATGGCCGTCTACGAGCGATGTCGTCAACTGGCTTCCGAAGCTGAAGGTTGGTGGCTACATCGTGATGGACGATGTGAACTGGGAATCAACCCAGACTGCTCTCAAGTTCGTCCTGAAACGCTGCGAATTTGTCTCGCGATTTGACCTGAGCGAGAGCGTTTTTGCCATCTATCGAAAACTGAAATAACCCCGTGCAAACGGTCGTTATCACGATGCGAGGTAGTTCTCGCATCCCGCGCCTACAAAGAAACCTAGATTCCGCCGGAATCACGGACTATCGCATTTTCTATGGCCTGAACGGCGCGAAGTCCGGTCTGAAAGCGAGCATTCCGTACGAGGTGGATGCTCCCGGCTCAGGCTACCTCATCTGCTCCAAGCACGTTGGATGCACGATGTCCCATTGGATGCTATGGAACGCGCTGGATTTCGATCCTTCCACGCCGGACATGGTGATGGTCTTAGAGGATGACATCCTGTTCCGTCCTCATTGGCGCGAAACAATCGAACGCGCACTAACAAAACTGCCCGAGGATTGGGATATTCTCTATCCTGGCTCCTGCTGCGCGCACGGAAAGCTCTCAAGCGAGTTGGATTCCAACCTCTTCGAGGGGATGCCGCTTTGCACTCACTGCTACATCGTCCGAAAAAAGGCTCTCAAGACTCTCATCGAAACGAACGAAGAGGTCTTCGCGCCAATCGATTTGCAGATGTACTTCAAGAGCCGCCAGCATCTGAAATGCTTCACAATTTTCCCGCGAGTTGCGGATCAAGAGGACTGTCCTTTAGCCGACTAAAATTATGGGTTCACCTTTCAATGGAGACACATTCATCGAGCAGGAGTTTCTTTACCTCAAAGAACGCTTCGAGCTGACGACTGCTGTCGAAACCGGCACTCACGAAGCGGACACTACCGTTTGGTTGGCCAAAAACTTCCTCAAGACCGTTTCATGCGAGCTGAACCACGACTTGGTTGAGAGAGCTAAGGAGAAGTTTAAGCGCGAGAAGGTCTACGTCGAAATGTTCGAGGGCAGCAGCGATGCCTGCATGAACTGGTTCATCCCGCATCACGGAATTGGACACGACACGATTTTCTTTCTCGACGCCCATTGGAACGACTACCTGCCGCTCCTCGAAGAGCTTGAGGCAATCAACCGATACGACCTGCATCCAGTCATTGCCATCCACGATTTCAAGGAGCCGACCGGACAGCTTGGATACGACAGCTACAACGGCCACGACATCTGCCTCGGCTACATCAAGGAAAAGCTGGACGCAATTTATAAGGCCAAGACCCTGACGCAGAAGTACGGCTACAGCTTCTACTACAACCATCCCAGCCGATGCGTAGGTGCGCGTCGCGGCATCATCTACATCCTCCCGAACCGATGAAACTACAGCTCGAAAAGACGCCGTGCTTCATCGTCTCGAAGCCTGAAAGCGAGAAGGAAAGACGTTGCATCCGCTACATGAAGACATTCGGAATCGATGCGGTTCCGATGTATGGATTCAGAGCTGAGAACTGTGGCATCTCGACCGACTACTACCACACACGCGAGAAGGAGAAGGCAAAGGTCAAAACAATCGTCGCCGGACTCAGTCATTTCTCCGTCTGGTCGGCCATCAAGTGGATGGTTGAGTCGAAGGTGACTGATCATCGGACGTTTCTGATTGTCGAGGACGACGTTGAGTTCACATGCGCCGATTGGAAGGCAAAGCTGGCCGACAATCTGGACTATCTGCCGAGCGACTGGCATGTCGTCTACATCGGAAGCTGCTGCGCCGACCCGATTGAAGACCACGGCTACATCGCGTCGAATCTTTACAAGCTGGTCCGAGGCATGTGTACGCATGCTTACCTTGTAAATTACGAAGGTGTCTGCAAACTACTCGAAACGAATCAGAAGGTTTGGGGTCCAATCGACATCCAGATGCTGGTCGATTCGATGCCTAGGATGAACTTTTACGGGATTCTTCCGAGGCTTGCTACGCAGGAGAACACAAAATTGTATCCATAATGAAAGACATCATCCGAAGTCTGTCTCTTAAAGCTCTCAAACGATTCGCAAATGGCGGTGATGGTCAGGCCGATTTGCTCATGCAGATCGAGGATTTGCAGAAGACGCTTGAGATTCGAACCAAAGAAAACGAAGAGCATCTCACCGAGGTCCGCGAGGAGCGCGACCATTGGCTTGCTCAATACGACGAAATCAAATTCGCAGCCGAGTTTCTAATGAGCTACGCAAAGAACGACGTACCCAAGCTGGCCGAACAGTGCGACTGGGAGGTTGGCAAAATCACGCTTCCTGAGGAGGTTGGAACCTACTACTTCAACCCTGCAATCATTCAGGAACCGAGCGGTCAGATCCTGCTTTTCGCCCGACGCTGCCGCAACAAGCGCGAGAAGGATGAGGACGTTTACCTTGAGAAGAACGACATCGTTGTCTTTGAGCTGACCAAGGATCTTGGGGCCATCAAGAAGGCGTTGCTGACACTTACCTCGCACATGCCGGGAGAGCAGTTCGAAGATCCGCGCATCGTCAAGTTCGGCGACAAGTACGGACTAAGCTGCTGCACGTTCGTCCCATTCAAGAGCTACGCGCATCAGGCGATGTTCGTCTTGGACAAGCAGTTCCTGAACGTCGCCCGATTCGACCCGATCTACGGCAACAACTACGCGCAGGCGATGGTGAACGATGGCCATGAGAAGAACTGGCTCTACTTCGTCCACGACAACACGCCACACATGGTGTATTCGGCCAATCCTCATGTCGTAGTGCGCCTTAATGGGC